ATACGGTGCGTCCACGGTTGCCGCTTTTGCAGCGGCTGCCGCCGGTAAAGTCGGAGACGTTTCGAGCGCGTTCGCACAGCTTTCTGCAGCTGCTACGATCAAAGCGAGCCTCAAGATGCCTTCTCTGGCAGATCTGCTTAGCGGCTTTTTCGCCTCCGGTACACCGAGCGCACCGCCCGGATATGCAATCGTTGGTGAAGAAGGCCCCGAACTTGTTAAGCTGCGGGGCGGTGAACAGATCCTCAACGCCGATGACACGGCGAAGGCGTTGGATAACTCGTATGAATCTGCAACGCCTGTAAGCGCCCTCCAGGGGGCCGGAACGGGCTCGAATATTTACACGATCGACTTCAAACCTCAGTACAACATTTCTGGCAGCATGAACGCAGATGAGCTGCGGTCTGTCCTGGAAGAGAAGACGGGCGATCTGCGTGAACAGATGGAGGAAATCCTTAACGATATTGATAACGACCGGAAGAGGAGGTTATACGCATGACCTATACGACGATTTCCGGGGACATGTGGGACTCTATAAGTTACAAGGTGTACGGCACGGACGCATACACCGATAAGCTGATGGCCAACAATCCGGAATATCTCGAGGATAACTATGTCTTCTCCGCCGGGATCGTGCTTTACTGTCCGAATATCGACGGAAGCGACGCTGCGATCCTGTCCATGCTGCCGCCCTGGAGGCGATAAGATATGGCGAGCGGAACCGTAATTTACGTATCCGGCATGATGTTCCCTCACAGGGAGATCTACAACGGCAGTGTCGCGCAGACCTGGCCGATGAAGGTCGAGTCCGGATCATTCCCATCTACGTCATTCAAAGTCACCAGCGCTTACGTAAAGTTCGACATTCGGAACGTTTACAAAAACACAGGCACCGACCGGCACATGCTGATTACCCGTGACGGCGGCGCGGAGCTGGGCGATGTTCCGACAATGAAGACCGGCGAACAGGAACAGCCGCTTCTTACTGCTCCGGATTATCAAAACATTACCAGCATCAAGACGGACGGCGTTGAGTGGTGGGCCTGTCAGCTGCGTAGCGGCAGTTATATCCGGATCATTGTCAACTGGGAAGAATCTGATCCGGAAGGAACGCCGGTTGAAGAAGAGCCGGTAGTTGTGACAGGTATCGAATCCACCGGCGAAAAAGGCCATGTGTTGCACGCGGATGTAGCAGTCAGCTTTGACGGCGTGGATATCTCCGACCAGATCAACGAGAATCTGCTTTCCCTGTCCTACACAGATAACGAGGAAGACGAAGCGGATGATGTGCAGATCAAGCTTGAGGATCACGCAAAGCTTTGGCTCGGACGGTGGTTGAATGACACTATGCAGGCAGCTGCTTACGGCATCAAAAGTGGGACAAAGGGCCTGACGATCAGCGCCGGCGTAAAACAATACAAACCTGATGGCAAGATTGTCAGCGCTGACTTCGGCCTCTTCGAGCTGGATCAAATGAAGGCCAGCGGACCACCGAGCAACATCCTGATCAAAGGGACTTCCCTTCCCTACACCAACGGCATCCGTACAGAAGAACGGGACAAGAACTGGGAAAACTACACGCTGAAACGGATCGGGCAAGAGATTGCCTCCAAAGGCGGTCTCGGTTTCCTGTACGACTGCCCAAGTGATCCGAGTTATTCACTGGTGGAGCAGGCAAAGCAGACGGATATCGCCTTCCTTCAGCAGCTGTGCCACGACAACGGATTCTCGCTGAAGATCTCCGGCCTCCGGATGATCATCTTTGACCAGGCGCGGTATGAGGCTATGAATGCCGTGACTACGATCAAATGGCTGGACGGGACCTACACAAAATACAACCTGGACACCCAGGACGGCGATACCCATTACGATCAGTGCACGGTGACCTATTACGACGCGAAAACCGGTAAGAAATATGAGGCCACAGCAAACGCCGATGATTATGACGCAGAGGCGAAGGAGCACACGGTCTGCACAATTAGCAACAGGAAGGTTGGAAGCAATGCAGAGGCCAAGGAACTGGCCTCCAAGATCCTCAGGCTGCACAACAAGTACGAGCGCAAGTGCGACTTCACGCTTCTGGGCAATCCAATGCTCGGCGCCGGACTGACAATCACCCTGCAGGGCTTCGGCCTGTGGGATGATAAGTACATCATCAAGACCTGCAAGCATGATATCAGCTCCAACGGCTACACCACCAAGATCACACTCCGGACAATTCCGGAGGGCAAGGTAACGGTGGTCAAAGTCGAAGAGGAAGAGAAGAGCTCCGACAACGGGAACCAGCAGAAGAAGCAACAGACCAAGAAGGCGTGGTATACGAACTCCATCGTCAGACTGTATGACAGCAAGGACTATGAGTACGGCCAGGTCAGCAAGGGCGCACTCAATAAGGATCTGCAGGTCACTGTCCTGGGCAACATGAACGGAGACCGTGTCCTGGTCCAGTGCGGCAATACCCGCGGCTATGTTGATAAGAGCGCACTGGAAAAGAGAGACGTCCCGAAAGAGACCAAGAAAAAATAAGGAGGGATAGCGCATGGCAGAAGAAAACACCATGGTTCGTGTAGGAAAAGTTTCTTCTGTGGATAGCAGTAAACTCATGGCTCGAGTGTACTATCCCAGCATGAGCAACATGGTATCTGACTGGCTGCCCATTCTTCAACAGCCCATCAGTGGACGCACCGGCTCAGCTGACGGACATACGCACAGCATTGGCGGCGTCACGATCTTGCCAAAGGTGAATGACAAAGTGCTTGTGATCTATGAGTACGGATTCAACTCACAAGGCTATATTGTGGGGGTGATTCCATGAAAGTTGGCTATCTGGGCATTGGAAGCCTGGCAACGGACGTTATCTTCGAGGTTTCCTCCGACGTGATCAGAACCTTCACGAACATGAAGATGAACAAGAAAGTCAGCTACACGACCCACAAGATCCACGGACATAAAGCGATTCCGGAGATGACCGGCCTGGACGCCGACACCGTGACCTTTGAAATGCTGCTTTCCGCTTACTTGGGCGTGAATCCGCAAAAGGAACTCGACAAGCTGGAAACGTTCATGAAGGAAGGCACGATCTGCGACCTGGTTCTCGGTGATAAAACCTACGGCACATGGGTGATCCAGAGCATCCCGTACAACATCGAGTATATCTACCGGGAAGGCGATATCACCCAGGCGAAGTGCACGGTGTCGTTGATTGAGGCGGTGATGTAATGAGAGTGCAGATAAGAGCGAGCGATTTCCCGGATCTGGAGCTTTTCCCGAATGACGAGATCAGGGATATCATTCAGAACATCCTCTGTATCCTCAAGACAGCGCAGGGCAGCTGCCCGGGTTTGCGGGGATACGGCCTTGATCCGTCCATCCTGCACAAGCCGATACAAATAGCGAAAGCGGCATACTCCGTGTCACTCACGCGGCAAATGCAGGAATATGCCCCGGAGGCTGAACTGGTCCGGCTGGATTTCGACATAGACCCGAAGCATCCGGAGTTCCTTTATCCGGTATTGGAGGTGAACATTCCATGAGCAGAAACACGGAAATGTATATGTTCGTTACTGCCGGCGCGGATGAGGTCGACGCCGATGTGGCGGCAATCTATACTGACGTTACAGGGAAAGCAAAAGCAAGGGGCGTAGACCTGTTGTTCTGCCAGATCCTGTCGCGCCTGGTAATGTACTGCGCACAAAACACAAACTTTGCGGCCAACCAGAACCTGGCGAGCCGTGCGTACGGTGAAAATCTGGATGCGCTGGCCGAGATCTATTACCAGCAGGTCCGGCCTGATTCGACATACGCTGGCGTGACGGTCGAGTTCACGCTTTCAGAAGCGCAGGCCGAAGACGTTGTCGTTCCCGCCGGTACGCGTGTATCTGACGCTGACACGACGATCTATTTCCAGACGGATGATGATCTGACGATTCCGGCCGGAGACCTGACCGGATCCATCCACGCCACCTGTATGACGATTGGCACGGCAGGAAACGGATTTGACATCGGAGATATCAACAACTGCGTTGACGTGTTCCCCTACTACGACAGCTGTACGAATACGGACGTTTCCGGAGGCGGCGGCGATGTCCCTGATGACGATGAGTTCTACGCGATGTTGGTGGCTTCTCAGGACGCCTATTCAGCCGGCGGATCTGAAGGCGCTTATATCTACTTCGCAAAGAAAGCAAGCTCCTCCATCGCTGATGTGGTGGTTAATTCGCCCTCTGATGGCGTGGTGAAGATCTATTGCCTGCTAGACAACGGGAGTATCGCCGGAGCCGAAGAAAAGGCCCTGGTGCTCTCGGAATGCAACAGCGAACAGAACCGGCCTATGACCGACAAGGTGTATGTCTGTGATCCGGATCTGGTGACCTACACGATCAACATGACCTACTACGTACCCAGCGGAGCAACAAGCTCCGTTGCGGCAGTACAGGCCGCGGTGGTCAATGCGGTCAACGATTACGTTTCCTGGCAAAGCGGAAAGATCGGACGCGACATCGTGCCGGATGAGCTGATTGCCCGGGTAATCCAAGCAGGCGCGAAGCGCTGCACGATCACGACACCGGTGTACACCGTGCTGCGGGACGGAGTGATCACGGTCGATACAGACATCGAACATGGCGAAGACGTGCCGCAGGTGGCCAAGTGTTCCACTATCACGCTGACATACGGAGGCGTTGAGGATGAGTAAGTACAGCGTACAGAACTTCATGGATACGCTGCCGGCACCGATCCTCGAAGATGCGCATCTGAAGCAGCTGGCGGAGGTTGCTGCCCGGGTGATGCTGAAGGTCTACAACACGCGATGGATGCCGGCGATCTACTCCAAGATTGATTCTCTGCCGGAGGATGTGCTCGACATCCTGGCGCAGGATCTGAAGGTCGACTGGTACGACTACAATGCCACGGTCGAAATCAAGCGGCGAACGATCAAGGACAACTGGCACGTTCACAAGAAAATGGGCACGAAGTCAGCTGTCGAGACAGCCGTCAGCGATGTCTGGCCGATATCGGTTGTTGAGGAATGGTTCGACTACTCCGGCGATCCGTATCACTTCCGCGTAGCCCTGGGCGCTGATCTGTCAGATCCGGATCATCCGATCCACGTCGACACCGTGCTGGACAAGGTGAAGCTGTTCAAACCGGTCCGGGCGGTTATGGATGACGATAAACCGATCATCAGGGTACAGTGCGGGATCATTGTTCACACGAGCCGGTATATGCAGCAGTACAACGTGATCGCCTGCGGCACCAGGCCGACACGGGCGGTTCACGGACTGCCGACAAACGGCGGGCTCGTTTGCGATACCGGCGGGCTGAACGCATCCTACCGGGTCAGGCCATGCGGGACGCCGCTTCATTCACTAATGTAGGGAGGTGAGGAAGGATGCTTTCCAACGAGGCTTTCAAGGATTTCCGGAACTTCATCAAAAAGCAGATCTACAAGTCGCAGTACCGCGTCGGATCGACCTGGTATAACGCGAACCTGGTCGAGATCGTGATCCTTGCTGACGGCACGGTCCGGGTGAAAAGCGAGATCGCGCACGGTGCGGCCTGTACCATTACTGGTGTACGGCTCATCTCACAGCTGAATGAAGTCTGGGCAACAAAGACCATCAATGTCGTGATCGAGCGGCCGACCACGAACCTGTTGCAATGGTTTGATTTCAATATCACAGAGAGTGAGGTGAGTTAAGGATGTATCCGCGGACTTATTGGGTGGATGAAGTCACAGAGTACGAAGGACGGTTCCACGAAACCGACCTGGGTGGCGGTGATGTTCAGCACGATCCTGTGACCGGGCAGGTTTACGTGCAGGGAACGCCGCAGGACGCCGCGCACTGGAACAACATGGAAGAGGGCATTTCGGACGTGCACATCGCGGAAGAATTGCTGGTCAACTTTGCCAGGCAGAACCAGTGGAGAATCCAGGATCTTGAACGGGACACGGCCCAGGAGACCGGGACGGTCACGCTGACCAATTCCATGTCCTTCCCGTTCAACAATTCCATCGTGACGGTACCGCTGACCGTGACGAGGGACAATCTGAATTACGTTGTGGAGGTCATCAAGGTGGAGCCTACCGGGGGGCCTGCCGGAGATATCGATGTCTCCGAGCGCCAGGTCAACGGCTTCAAGATGGCGTTTACCGGATCGGCTTCCAGCGTAAAAGTAACCTACGCGGTGATAGGAGGTTTCAACTGATGAGCTACAAGCAAGTTGTAAGAGGCGGTCCGGGCCACGATGAAAACTATCGTGAATTCATCCTGTCCTCAGCCTCGGACGTGGCGAGTCTGCCGAAGAGCACGAGCGGCACGGAGAACAAGACCACGGCCGGAAGTGTCGCGTATCTGCAGGACATGAGCAAGACCTACCTGCTGGGCCCGGATGATGTGTGGCGGGAGGTGTAAGGCATGGATATGCTTACCCTTGCCCTGGCGAAAAAGTATGCCGAATCTCTGGCGTACGGCGATCAACAGGCCCTGGAGGAAGTCAAGGCAGAGCTGGAAGCGGTCGACCTTGACGGAGATACAGCTGTTGCCCTGCTTATCAACGCTTTCCGTCAGCATGTATGGCAGAACGAGTCTGAAGCCCCGGTCTGCGAGGAAGGATCCGTCACGCTGACCAACACCGGCAAGTACCCGTTCAACAACAGCGTACAAACTGTTGCCCTGGTGAATACCCAGAAGAACATCAAGTACGCTGTGATCCCGGAGATCGTTAGCGCGACCGGTAATCCCGGCGAAGCGGTTGTCTCCGACAAACAGGTCAACGGATTCAAACTGGCTTACACCGGCAGCGCGAGTTCTGCCGTTGTACATTATTTTGTGATAGGAGGAATCATCCCATGATTATCGTAGAAAAGAACGAAGGCCCGAAAATCGATTATGAGATTCAGAACACGGCCACCAAGAAGAAGATCAGCATTGACGATGATCTGACCATCAACCTGATCAAGCGCGAGGAAGACTGGCCTGTACACATTGACGTGTGCTTCGATGCTGACGGTAATCTGGTGATCGGTACCGCTGCCGGCAGAGCTTACGTTGCAGAGATCGACATCCCTGCTCGGAGGTATGCTGAACCTCAGGGCGATGAACCGGCCGAACCGCTGCCCCTGGATCTTGATCTTTGCACCCTGAGCCTGTGGGCAATCGAATAAAGGAGGACAATGACCATGGCAAACAATTTTGATCTTTCTAACCTGGCACTGAAGGCTGTGTGCCCGAGCAACGAACTGCTCTACGATGACAAGGGAATGCCCTCTGTCATGGTGTACATTCCCAAATTCACCTATGCTGATGTTGGCCTCGGGTCTTCGACAGCAACCTTTCCGGCGTTCATTGTGAATGGACAGGAAGTAGACGGCATCTACGTTTCCAAGTATCAGAATATCGTGCAGAATGGCCGCGCTTATTCCCTGCCCGGACAGGATCCGAAAGCCGGTACCGGCGTCAACTTCGATGCGGTGCGCGGATGGTGCGAAGCCAAAGGTGCCGGCTGGCATCTGATGACCAATGCCGAGTGGGCCGCTATTGCGCTGTGGTGCAAAAACAACGGTTCCATGCCGAAGGGCAATAACAACTATGGCAAAGATTCTGCTGATAGCGTTTACCAGGCGATCCCGTCCATGGCCCGCGACAGCAGTAACAGAATCCAGCGCGTTGCTACCGGCACCGGTCCTCTGAGCTGGTCTCATGACGGCACGCCGAACGGCATCTGGGATTTGAACGGTAACGTGAGCGAGTGGGTCGGCGGTATCCGTACGGTCAAAGGCGAGCTTCAGATTCTGCTTAACAACAATGCAGCTGACAGCAGCCATAGCCAGGCTGCGGCTTCTGCCGAATGGAAAGCGATCGACGCCAGCGATGGCAGCCTGATCACTCCCGATGGAAACGGAACGACTACGGGATCTGTGAAAATGGACTGGGTAAGCAGCAAGCTCCAGTATGATACCACCATCACCGATTCCGCTCCTGGATCTCATAACTGCTCGTTTGAAAGCATCGTCTGCAGCGCGAACATCAGCGCTGCCGCGCAGCTGCTTCTCCAGGCGCTCGGTCTGTTCAAGTACGACTCCACTGCCGGAGCATATAACGGAGACTACTTCTACTTCAACAATGGTGAAGCAGAGCGGTGCTTCTTCCGCGGTGGGTTCTGGTACCTCGGCGCCGGCGCCGGTGTCTTCTTCGCCCACGGCACCGACGCCCGCTCCACCACGCACGAGTACATCGGTTTCCGTTCCGCTTTCGTCCAGCTGCCCGCTGCGACCTGAATCCTGTGACCATCGCGTTAGCGATGGTCTTACTCCGCGCGAAGCGCGGAAAATTTTAGAGCCAAAAATTACGATATCCGTAATTTCCTTCCAGTATCGGGAAGAGTATTCCAAAGGGGCTTGAAAACCGGCACTTC